GCTGCACCAGAGACAGTTTCTCTTGCATCATGCTGGTCGGTGTCGTGCCAGTTACCATGTATGGGTTGCGCTCTGTACCTACAAACAAAGAGTTACCAAACACGCCAAGGCCCACAATCGGGAAGTCGGTGGTAAGCATGTATATAGCAGGCCAGGCATGGGGCAAGTATGGCTCACAGAACCATATCTGATTGCCTGTAAACCCAGCCAGCATGCCGTTTGGCATAGACACGATACCCTGCAATGTAGAAGGGGGTGGTGTGTAATAGAGTGACTGGAGAGCTGTACCGAGCTGAGAGGCAGTCTTAGTATCTACGTAAGACGTCGTGGCAATGGGAATCTCAGCAACCAACAGATAAGACGCTGTAGTGGCTCCAATGACGGAGCGGTAGATACGGCGGTGGGTGAAGTTGTAGTTACCCGATGGTGGGGTAGAGAACCCTGTAACGGTGACAGAGTCACCAGTGGTGTTTACAGCTGTAATCAGCGTGGCTGGACTAGGCGCAGACTCCTCGGCCACAGAACCGAACGTCGTTACATACGTGTAAATATAGGAGCGGTCCTCAGAGGGTGCAGTTCCCGTACCAGCCTTGGATAGAGAAGGAGCGCCAACGGGTGTGGGTACACCCATTTCATAGTAGTTGTTTGGGTATGGCGCAGTACCAGAAGCGGTAGCCAAAGCCCAGTTAGTTTTTCTAGGGGTAAACCCTGAGCTTGTAAAGTACAAGCGAAACTCAGACAAGTCAGCCACAGGACCGGGTACGACGTCCACGTCGTAGTTCCACTCAAGCCATTTGGGTGTTGAGCCGGATGGGCCGCTGAACTTGTAAATAGACTGAACGCTAGAGCCACCGCTGGGGGTGTACTCCAGTGTGGGAGTTCTCCAAGGACGAATCTCGAGAGATGTCAGCTTGGCGTTATTAGCGATCTGCGCTTGGTTACCCTCGAGCGCAGTGGGACCAGTCCTCGGTACGATACCGGAAAAATTATCAATACGTAAACCGGGCATGATCCCACCTTCTCAATTAAGCTGCTGGAGCGTCTTCAGCAGGAGCTTCTGCCTTCTTAGACTTTGTTGCTTTTTTACCACCGGAGGCTTCGAGTTCCTCAGCCATTGCCTTGCCATCGTCGTTCAGGTTAAACACACCATCGTCGTCCAAGCTACCGACCTTCTTACGGTTGGTTGTCATACCCACGATGATATTGCCAGCAACCAGCTCTGCGCCTGTTGCTTCCATGAATTGTTCGAAACTGATTGCCATGTTGGCTCCTTGAAAGTTGTTAAAGAGGTCTCCACAGACCTACACACATTTTGCCACTAAGAAGTCAATACTTCAAGCGCGTGGTTAATATGTTTAATCCGATCATTCAAGCCAATCGTGCCGCCGTTAATCTTTTTGGTCATGCCAATAAAATCACGCACGTCTGCAAAGCGGTTGAGCTTATGCGTATCCCAGAACCAGCCAGCGGTCATGGCAGCGTACATGGGCGTGGCAACGAGGTCAGGCTCCATTACAAAGTCAACACCGAGAGCTTGTCCAGCGTGATAATAATTAGCGTGCCCAGTAAGCTGAATGCAGCCACGGCCGCGAAAACGGAAACCATCTCCAGAAGCTTCATCACGATTCCCCATACGGCTCGAGTAAACAGTGTTGGCGATCAACTTAGGATTACGGGCGCACATCTGCGCCTTCTGCATATCAAACCGTCTAGGCCACAGCTTCTGCAAAGCCTCGGCTCTGTAGTTCAAGTTCTCTTCAAGGATACGGAAGTTGCCGCACTCATGGCCGCACTGGCCAATGAAGCAGGCTTGACGTAATGGAGATGAGATATCAAAACGCTCGAACGTGTTGTTCAAAGCGTCCACCCACTCCGGACCGATATGTAACTTCTTTAGCTGGTCAGCGTTTATCATTCAACAAATCTCTCATTTGGTTGTAAGAGTCCACACAGGCGTTTAGCGCCAAGGTATTACGGTCGCCTTGAGCAACTATTTCTGCGATTGCTTCGATTGTTGCTCTTTCGGCATCAGAAGGTTGGTCAGCCGCTCTGTCAGGTTCGCTGGCTGCTTTTGAATCTGTGGGGGCAGGGGTGGGAGCTGCGGGGGCTTGTACGTTACTGGTGGGGCAGAGGCGCAACTGGCCAGCACGATTGGCGCGAGCAAGAGCAGTAGTCTTTTTGTTGAGTGCATCATTAGCCTCCTGAAGTTTGGTTGCAGTAGCGTTTATCTTTTCAACAGCGGCCTGTTCCTTGACCCGAGCCTCTTCATTCTTTTTTGCAATCTCAATCTGCATCTCTGCATCACGGTCACTCCAGCCGAAGTGATACCCGCCTCGGTACGTCCCGAACAACGCTATGGTAAGTCCAAGTAGTAGCCAAGGTAAGGGTATGCCAAACATCACTCAGCCTCTTTTCTTGCAAGTGCAGTCTGTGCCCGCTCTTGGTCATCTTCGAGATGCTCAGGCGGCGTTGTGGGTGGTGGACCGGGTGTCCATGTCTCATCCAGCTCTGGGTTTTGATAACCCATCCAGTTGAAGTTGGGCATGCCGGTTGAAGGCGCAGCAGCAGTCGATTGGTAAGATGGATACTGTTGACACGTTTGTGGCAGGATCGATGGAGCAAGTTTATTTGCAACAGCCTTGGCTGCTTTGTTAATTGCAAACATACCGATCAGCGTTGTGATTGAGCCAGTCATCAACAGCATCACGTCGTTCAACATTTTGGTGAACGCTTGGTCTATCGGAGCCATGCTCTTGATTGGCTGAGCAATGAAGATGACTGAGTACAGCATGGAGAACACTGTGCCCCCAAACACCATCATGACTACGAAGACCACGAACGCCCAAGCGCAAACTTGAATGACCGTGACCAAGTCTTCTACAGTAGTGATTTCAAGTTTCATTTGACTGTGGCGGTTGGTTGTGGAACTTGCTTTTCCAAAATGGGGGCGACCAAGTACTCAGGACACATCTGAGTAAACAAACACTTCGGCTTCTGGCATTCTTCAGCGTAGAAGTTATCTGGGTTCTGACACTTGTACCGGTACTGGTCTTGACATCCAGTCAACAGCAATAACAGCAGCAAATATCTCATACCATAACGTCCACTGAGTTTGGCTTGACCCACTGCGTTTTGACTTGCTCAACCTTGCGTCTGTGGTCAACTTCCATGTTTAACTTCTTCATAGCATCGAGGTGCTGCTGATGCAGTACTCGCTGGCACTCTTTCAACATCTGGGCATTACTTTGGTACGCTGAGATTTTCATCCTAGTCCTATGTAAGCTAGAAATTTATTTACTATCTTGTCAGACAAATCATCAGGAAGAAAGCGGAGAAAACCAAGCACCCACCATGCGACACACATTCGCACAAAGATTTTGAGAAACAGGTCAAATTGTTTCTGGTACTCATTCATCGACCACAGCGTTTAGTTGTTTGGCAAAAGTCCATCAACTCACTGACACCAATAAAGACTAGTAGCAGGACAAATGCAATGCCACCAATCAGCATGGTCATCTCAAGTTCATCTTGTGCCTTCTGCTTGGCCTTCTTTTCTTCTGCCTTCAATGCCGCCATTTCTTTGGCATCATCTCTATCCATCTCGGCTTGACGTGCCTTAATTTTGTTCCAGACATCAATCTTGCCGGTCTGCATGAAGAGCATCTTCAACTCTTCTTCGAAAGCACGCGCTTGTTCAAGTGCCATCTCAATCTGTAGCGCGGCTCCCATGTTGGAGCCTTTCTTTTCGCGCTTGGCCTGCAGCATGGCCTTTGTTGCTTGACTCTTAGCGTCAAACATCTTTCCAATCATGGGCGCAAGACCACCTATGTCATTGGCAACCTTACTTGCCTTCTTGACCATGGAAATGGCTTTTTGTAAGCCATCAAGCGCACTGATTGGATCAATCATCACTTATCCTGTTTTGAATCTAATTTGTCAAAGATTTGTCTCAGAATGGTTTTGATCTCTGCTATGTCAGACTTGTAGTCGTCCTTCTGGACGTAGTCTTTGAGCAGCTGTTCCCGCAAAGAACTGGCGTCATCTTCCAGCTTCTGAATTTTGCGGGTTACTTGGTTAAACACATACACAGCCAAGAAGGCTGCGATGGCCACAATGAAATTAAATATCTGTTGGTTGTCCATCACTTCAGATTCCTGAGTTTATACAACGTGCTCAAATATTGGGCAACAGCTTCGTCGACGATATTCTGCAAAGCAGTATCTGTTTTCTGAATGGCTGTGTAGCGCATTTTCTCGACCGAATCAAGATGACGAGCCAACACATCAGCTGGTACGCCTTTGTCTGTTTCTTCCAGCATGGGAATGTCATCAATGATTCCGTTTCGGCCTTGGTAGGCTTCAGTTAAAGAATCAGCAATTTCCCCAATGCTAGGATAGAACTCGCCCAACGCAACGTGCTGGGCATAGCTTGTTGTTTTCAGATGCGCCCTGTGCGCATATTCACGGCTTAAAAACAGCAGTGCGATCAGACGTCCGATCATGATGACTCCGTAGTGGGGGACATAGACGCAAGATTAGCAATGAGCCTGCTGTCCGTGGGATTAAATTCTAAAGCTTTTTTGCAAAAATCAATAGCAGAATCTTTAAGTCCAAGGTTCCACGCAGCGATACTTGCAAGGTCGTATGGCTTCTCGGTCCACACTGATGGGTCCATCGTATACACCAGTGCTTTGTCTTTGATTTCCAGTGCAGAAAGTGCAGCTGAATATGATTCAGCCCACATGCTTCGGCGGTAGCACTGCATAGATAATTCAACCCATGGCTCACGTGTTCCGGGGGCTTCTGCAACAGCAAGGCGTGCCCACTTCATGGCCTCTTCTGAATGACCAAGTTCGTCGTGTGATTTAGACAGCAAACGCATAGCGTAGCAACGCTCGTTCTGCCAAGTGGCCTCCGGCATGGCAAGGTACTTCTCAAGCGCGATAATGGCTTCTTGCCAACGTGAATAGAACGTCAATTCACGAGCATGGTAGAACGCATTGCGAGGGCAGCGTGGGTCTTCTGCAACAGCCAACTCCAAGAGCGGCATGTATTGACCACGAGACTTTGTGTTGTCTGGGTGGTGGCTTACCAGCAGCATGTCTGTATGAGCGTAGACTTCCTTTGTACGGTTGTCTGGACGTGGGTACTCATGAACTGGGTGGTGCCAATGGTAGCCAGTGCGATGGTGAATTTTCTCGTAGAAGAAGCTGATGCCACAGCCCCAGTCAAACTTGTAACGCAGTCGTGTTGTGTTGTCTTTCCACACACGCTCAATCTCTTTACGCCAGCCGGGCTCCATGACTTCATCTAAGTCAAGAGAAATACAGACGTCAAAGTCCCCGGGGATGAGGTTCAGTGCGGTGTCGCGGGCTTTATCAAATCGCCAAGGCTTGACAGAGATGTCGTATACCCTAGCGCCCATTGAGCGAGCCAGCTTGACTGTGTTATCTGTAGACCCAGTGTCTGCAATCAAAATCAAGTCAGCATCTTGGGCTGATTCACAGAACCGTTTTACAAATTGTTCCTCATTTTTACTGATAGCGTAAACAGCAATTTTCATAGGTATCCTTTAAGAAAGTGGGTCGATTGGCCACACCACTGTCTTTATATCAGAATACGTCTTTGTTAGGTCACGCAAGGCTTGGCGGTAAGCTAGAACCATAGCAAACCGATCAGCCGACATGGAGTTTGGGATGCCCAGCAAGTCTTCTTCAGTCTTACGAATAAGCACCCAGTCAGTCGCTGCCAAACGCAGGTTACGCATATGCTCCAGAGTCGGCTCTGGCTCTGACGGGTTTTCTAACTCTTCCCGTTCCGCAGCTTGTTTGATCTTCTCTAAATTTTCAGCAACCCAGACCATCTCATGTAAGTCAGCCCCAGACTTAACTTGTCCATCGGTGTACTCAACCACAAAGATATTGCGGTCCGGCTCATAGGCAAAAATGCGAACATTCTCCGAATACGGAAACAGAGCACCATACATGAAAGCGCGGCTAGACGAAAACACATGGTCAACGTCGTCAATTCTGCAGCTTGCAGAGTTGTTGTAAAAATCAACAGTTACGTATGTGTGAGCCATGATGATGCCTTTAGATGACTAGTTGGATAAACGCAAGTTTAATGTTTGCAGGAAGTGCATCTGAGGTCACAGAACCTCCAGCCACTGTGTGCGTGTGCGTGGTCGTTGTCGAGCCGTGGTATTTGAAAATCTGCGTGTAGTAGTTGTCTGATCGGCTGAAGTGCGCGTGCGTATATGGATTGGTCGCAGCAGTCGGCCCCGTTGTAGAGTACGTATTTGTTTCGCTGGTAACTGCGCCATGCGCTGTGGCTGCTGATGTAGCGTATCCAAGGAAGTACCCCCGCATGTCTACAGTACCGTTGGTGCCGTCACACGCCTTCCAGTAAGATGGCAGTAAGGATAAGTTACCGCAGTACATCACAACCGTAGCGCTTTTTGGCAGCTGGCGTGAGGCCGCAATCCACAACTTCAGGAGCTTACCCTTTAGCGCAGATATCGATGCAGTGGCTGTTACCACATGCGTGTGAGTCGTAGGACTAGCACCTAAACCATAACTGGTTTGCAGGCTTGAAGTCTGCGTACCACCATATGTATCGTACGGAGTCAGGTCGTGGTAATGTGAACCTGAAGAGTACGTAGATTCGGTCAGTGTCATAGCATGAGCTGTAGCCGCTGTGTCTACTACGGAACTCCCGCCAGCGATATATCTGTCTGATGTTGCAGCCAGCTTCTGTGTGCCACCCACCAAGTTTGTTCCATTGATATGGATGGTATTGGCTGGGAAAAAGCGTTGCTCTGACGTTGTACGAAGCATGGTCATGGTCGTACCAATTGGCTTTACCGCAGAACTGTCAGTCCCGCCAGCAGTTATGCTGTGCGTGTGGTCTCCGGATGACCTACGAGACGAGGATAACGAGTCATATCCGCCGGGATAACTAACACTTGCGCCCGTGTGTGCGCCAGCAGTTGACATACTTGTTGCCGTAGCGGTTGAACTTCCACTGGCAGCTGTTGTCGTTGCTATTTCCGCTTGGGTCGCAGTACCGACAATAAAGTTATTTGCTGCATCCGTGTACAACTCCCAGCCATCTACTGGTGCAGAATATGTGCCGTTGTAGAAGATGACCGCATCGATAGGAATGGTGTAGACGTACGGTGAAGTAAATCCGCCGAACGAACTTTTGACGGACAGCATAGTTTACCCTTAAGCGTATTTAACCTGAGACACAAGTGCGGTGTAGGTAGCCGAAGCAGTCTTAATCAGCGTCAATGTATAGACATCCAAAGCGCTTGCACTGCCGCCTGTGATTGCAGAACCACCGGGATACTTAGGTGTCACAGTAACACCATCCACAGTGAATGCTGTGGGGTAGTAAGCCGTTGTGCTGTTGGTTACGATCAAAATGGCTGTAGCAGACTGCCCTATTTGCAGCAGAGAGTTCAGCGTCGTACCACTGTTACCACGCACGTTCCACGTGAAGTTTGTCGTAGCGTTGCCTGTGTAGTACAGGATGCTCTGGGTTAGAGCATCGAACTGAAGCGTAGCCGCAGGTGCAGAAGGAGAAACCGTCACGGTTTCAAACGGAGACTGCAATGTTTTATTGGTCAGCGTTTGGTTACCAGTCAGCGTGGCCAGCGTAGCCAAGAATGTGGCGTCTACGTTTGGCTGAATAATTTGCGTAGTCATGCTATACCTTTATGCTGTAGGCAGTGGGGCTGTTGGTGGTGTGAAGGTGGCTGTGTAACGAGCAGCCTTGGTGATACGCAGGTCGGCAATATAACCGTTCCAACTATTAGTGTCGGCAGCCGTATATCCATTAGCCCATCTTCCTACTGCAGCATAAAGAGATTTTGCTATAGGATACTCTGGGAATGTGGTAGTAGTTCCAACTTGTACACCACCTACAAATAATTTTGCAGACCCCGCATTAACTGACAAAGCTACGTGCTGCCAAGTATTGGACACCAATGTGCCCCCAGTAATACCAGCTTCGCTTCCTAAAGTAGCTGTGCGTATTGACGCCGTGAACGATGATCCATTTTTAAATATTTGTAGGGCTGCAAATCCACCTGTATTATTTTCAGCTAGAGAAAAAATACTTTGGTAAGTAAGGCCTCCAACGTTGTATACCCAGGCTTCAATTGTATAAGTTGTCCCTAAATAGAAATTAGATGTGACTGGTATCTGTACCCCGTCAGTATCACCATCAAAGTACACACTGCTATAAGTAGTAGCTTGGAATGGGTTGAACGCCCGAACTGCTGTGTCACCAGACTTCGTAATGGTAAAGTTGTTCGTACTGTTGTCCACGAATGACTTGGACTGGCAAGTCAGAAGTGATGTATTGGCAACTGCTGTCAGCGGGGCTGTAGGTGGGGTGAACGCTGATGTATAAACGGCGGTACCCTTCACCAAACGTAAGTTGGAAATGTATCCATAGAAGTTGTTGATATTATTTACTGTCGAACCTATTGCGGTTGCATTGGAAGACGATAATGATCCCGAACTTGTATTTGTGGTATCAAGTACTCCATTTATAAATTGCTTAACAGAGGTTCCAGACCTAGATACAGCTACATGAATCCATGTATTTGCTGTTAACGCAGTAGCACCAGTAATGATTACTGCTCCAGAATCACGGGACAATTCCAAAACATTGTTTGTTTTTACCTGCCAATCCCAGTACCCTGTCGGAGCGTTGTTATAAGTACTAACAATCGATTTTGACGTTCCGAGTGATGCCAAATAAACCCATGCCTCAATCGTAAAATCACCAGTCGCAGGATTTAATGCTGCATTATTAGGAGTGGTTAAATAATCACCACTACCATCAAAGTAGTTGCTGTAGTAAGACCCAGCGTATGGTGTCTCGTAGCGAATCTTTGCATCGGCAACTGTTTCAAAGTCGTTTGAACGGCTGCTGTCTGCCACACCGGCTTTGTCCATGTTGAGCAGCAAGGCTGTGTTCTTAACTGCTTGTAATGGTGCTGCTGGTGGAATGAACCCCGCTACATAAACGGCGTCTCCTTTTACAACACGGACGTCGGCAATATATCCATTCAGATACGCAGCAGAACCGCCGCTGTTGTCGTAGCCGACAAATATATTGACTGCTTGTTCTGTAACAGAAGTGGCCGTTTGATTGACACGAACACCGTTCAAGTACTGGTTAATATTTGTACCGTCGTACACCCATGCAAGGTGGCACCACTGACTTAAAGGAACAGCGGTACTTGAACGAATATCAGTACCACCTGTTTGAAAGGCCATGATACCGGTTGACTGTACTATGTAGCACTGGAAGCTGGTTGTTGAGGACGCCCGCTTGGCAAACACAATATTGAAATTAGTGTAGTTGTTGATATACACCCAGGCTTCTATGGTGAATTTGACAGAAGCCAAGTTCAAAGAAGGGGTGTTAACAATACTTAAATAATCACCAGTACCGTCAAA